CTCAAAACTGGACGCGTGTCTGGACAGTCTGATCGAATTGAACCTACCCAAGTAATTGAAGTAGAAGCTGGCGCCGGTGTAACTGACATTCGTCAGATCGCCATGCCAATGCCATTCAATCCACCATCTAGCGTATTGTTTGATTTACTAGGTTGGTTAACTCAAGCAGCTAAAGGCGTGGTTACTACCGCAGAAGAAAAGATTGCTGACGCTAACAGTCAGATGCCAGTGGGCACAACCCAAGCTCTGATTGAGCAGGGCGCTAAAGTATTCTCTAGTATTCACGCTCGCCTGCATCGCAGCCAAGAAAAATCACTGGCCATTATTTCCCGTATCAATCATTGGTACTTGCAAGATATGGACAACCAGTCTGGCACTGAGATTGAAGTACGTGACTTTGCATACAACTCAGACGTTCGTCCAGTATCCGATCCCAACATTTTTTCTGAGACACAACGTCTTGCTCAGAATCAAGCACTGTTACAAATGGCGGGCTCTGCGCCTCCAGGAATGTTTGATATGCGCGCAGTATATAAGCGTGTACTCAAGCAATTAAAAGTTCCGGAAATGGAAGAAGTATTGCCAAACCCACAAGGCGCCAACGAATCCAATCCGGCCTTAGAGAATGTCTCTATGACGATGGGACGACCCGCTGCTGCCTACCCCGACCAGGACCATATTGCCCACCTTAAGATTCACTTAGAGTATGCAATGAATCCTGCGTACGGTGGTAACCCATTAATTGGACCAGTGTTTGCTCCTCATGCACTTGAGCATATCAAGCAGCACTTAACACTGCACTATTTACAATCTATGCGTGGCTATGTTGCGCATGCTGCTGGTGGTGAAGACATCCTTAAGTTGCATCAAGAAGCGCCACTAGACCAAGAAGCACAACAAGCCTTGGCAATGGCATCACAAATGGTTGGCCAAGATGCACAGCAAACTATTGGACCATTCTTACAACAAATTCAAGGTCTAGCCCAAAAAGTTGCCCAAGCTCAACAGCAACAACAGCAAACAGCTCTTATGTCTGACCCAACCGCTGCGGCAATTGTTAAGACTCAGACAGCTGAGACACAACGTAAAATGCAAGAAGCCCAGTCTAAGATGCAGCTTGATACTCAAGCTATGCAACAAGACTATCAAGTTAAAATTGCTGAGTTGCAGCAAAAAGTTCAAGAGCTTCAAGCTAAATATAGCACCCAAACAAGCATTGATAACCAACGCAATGCAACTGATATTGCTATGGCTAACATCAACAACGCGGCAAAAGAGCGTATTGCTACTATTACCGCTGGCGCAGCAATGGATCAGCTCCAAACTCAACTTGAAGCCGAACAAGACCAATCTGCAATGGAAGCTATCCAAGCATCTAACCAAGACATTCGTCAGCATGGCTTAGCAATCCAACAACAAGCGTTTGAGCAACAAGCAAATCAAGTTCAACAACAAATTGAAGCCCAACAGGCTCAACAACAGCATCAACAAGGTCTGGCACAAGCAGATCAGCAACACCAAATGGAGTTGCAGCAACAGGACCAGCAGCATCAACAGGGTTTGCAACAAGCCCAAGAACAACATGCTCAACAAATGGACCAAATGCAGCAACAACAAGCAGCACAACCACAAACACCTACTGAAGGACAATAATGGCAACTAAAAAACAAAACGGCGGCGAGTTAGGTTTCAAAAAGACCTACAAGATGACCGGCACTCCTGGCTACGCTGGTGGCCCTGGCGAAACAACTATTGACAAAGGCGCTTCTGGCTCCAAACGTGCTAACAACGCCGTTTTGAATCAAAACAAGATGGCTAAGTCACCAAAAGTTGGACCAGATAAAAACCTCAACGAAATCGGCGGCGGCAATTTTTATTAATCTTTGGGGCGGATTTATCCGCCACAGCGTATTAGTAAGAATATGAAGGACTTTATCAGTGAAATTATCGGTCGCGTAAGGACTGAGATAGAAAATCAAGCGGAAGCTGTCACCGCGGGTTCTAACATCAACTCGTTTGATGATTATAAGCAACACGTTGGTATTATCCAAGGTTTGCAGTTAACTTTAGATATTATAGACGAAATTTTGACAGAAAACGACGACGAAGAATCGTAAGATTCAGAAAGGGATTACCGTACGGTGATTGATATTAAAGAAAAGGACGAACCGGATACACGAACAGAAGCAGAGTGTTTTCCCGATGTAGATCCTGGTGTAGAAATTCTTGGAGACCGAGTATTGGTGCAATTGCGCCGTGAAAAGCTAACAAGTAAAGGCGGTATCTTCTTGGTAGAAGAAACCAGACAAACTCTCAAGTTTAACGAAACAGTAGCTAAAGTACGTGGCATTGGTCCCTTAGCATATAAGAGCCCAGACGATTTAACCCCATGGCCAGAAGGCCCTTGGTGTAATGTTGGCGATTTAGTTCGCACTATCAAGTACGGCGGTGATCGTTTTGTTGTGCAACCTGACGACGAAGGTGCCCCAGTGGTGTTTATTACACTGCAAGCCCGTGAAGTCATATCTCGAATCAAAACATTCGAGGCAGCACAAAAAATGAAAGCGTTTGTAGACTAATAACTTTGTAGAAAGTAGAGAATGGCAAAGAAAGACGAAGAACACGTTCCAATGAAAGAATTGGAAGACGGCTCTTTGGTAGCTAAAGTAGAGCTGCCAGAAGAGATTGAAGACCACGAAGAAGGTGGTCATGTAGAAGAAAAAGAAGAAGACACTCGAAGCGAAGAAGAGCGTGAAGACGACGAAGCCGCTGAAGAGGGTGAAAACGACGAAGAGCGTGAAGCAATTCGTGAGGCTCGCAGAGAAGAACGTAAGCTCAAAAAAGAGCTAAAGAAGCAACGTGAAATATCAGCAAAGAACAAGATTACAGCACTTGAGCGCCGTAATGCAGAACTGGCAGAACGCCTGGCTAAAGTAGAAAGTACTGCGGTATCTTATCAATTTGCACAGTTAGACAAGTCTATTGAAGACGAAGCTACCCGTGTTGAATACGCTAAAATGAAGATGGTACAAGCCGCGCAAGCTGGTGATGTAAACGCTCAAATGGAATACCTAGAACAGTTAACAGACGCTAAACAACGTCTGCAACAAGTTCAGTATTATAAAAAACAACAAGTCGAGCAGGCCAAAGCACCAAAACAAAACGTGCCAAACCCGATTACAACCGAAGTTCAACAAAACGCCACAAAATGGCTTAAAAAGAACTCTTGGTATGACCCACAAGCTCGAGATACAGATAGTAGAATTGCCAAAGTAATTGACCAAGAACTAGCAGCTGATGGTTGGGATCCAAGTGATCCTGAGTATTGGGATGAGCTAGACAGTCGCCTACAAAATCGTTTGCCACACAGATACACTTCCAAAGGAGGCTCTGTGAAACGAGCAAATACATCCACATCAGGGCGTACCGCTAGCACTACTAGCGCAAAACCTGGAACCATCACGTTAAGTCGTGACCGCGTACAAGCAATTAAAGACGCTGGCGCATGGGATGATGTAGAAAAACGAAACAAAATGATCCGCGCATATGCGTCGTATGATCGTGCAAATAAAGGTTAATTATCATGGCAAATACAAGAATTAAACGTGACTTAGATGATCGCTTAGCCGATCGAGTTACCGCAACAAAAGAACGGATCTCTAATAATGATCCAGACGCATTAGCAAAAAAGGAGCGTGTAGCTGCGTTCCGCGATAAATGGCAAAATTCGGCGTTACCGGACTTGCCAGGCGGGATTATTCCCGGATTCCATTTGTGCTGGTTATCCACCACAAATAATTATGACAGTATCGACAAACGATTAGCATTGGGATATGAGCCAGTGAAAGCCTCGGAATTAGGAAAAGGCTTTGAAAACTTAGGCAAGATGAGCTCGGGCAAGTTTGAAGGCTGTGTTAGCTGTAACGAAATGGTTCTCTTCAAGTTACCAGAAGAAATCTATCAAGAAGTGATGAAAATGTTGCACCTTGAGGATCCCCTTGAGCACCAACGTAATATCACCGCGCAAGTTCGGAGCACTGCTCAAGAAGGCAAAGGTGGTAGATCAATTCTTGAAGGTGGTATTCTGGAAATGGAAAAGGAAGCCGCAAAAGCAAACAGTAATGTTCGCTTCCAATAACATTCTTCAAAAATAACAAAGGAAAATAAATGTCCGCAACATTTCAACCCTTTGGTCTGAAGCCTGCATATCACCCAAGTGGTTTAGATCGTGCAGTACCATTCGCTGGTACTAACACGTATGTCACTGGTGTTTCAGGTTACAGCGCTCCTTACAGCTTGAGCTCTGGCCAGTCTTTCTGGCAATATCAACCTGTAGCGATCACTTCTTCTGGCCAATTGACTATCGCCAACCAAACTGCATCTTCTGGTAAAGTTTATGGCGTATTTGACGGTGTAGAGTACACCAACTCTGACGGTCGTCGTTCAGTAGCTAAGTATGCTTCTAAATTGACACTTGACGCTTCTACAAACATCGTTTTCTGGATCTTCTCAGACCCAGCAATCGTATACGAAGCTCAACAATGGCTCAGCAACAGCTTCTGCCATCGGTACTGAATACAATTTCGACACAACAACTAACTACACAGTTGCAGATGGCTACGCTATCGGTAATGGTGGTGCTGGTTTCTCTACTACTGCGTTGCTTGCAACTGCTGTTGGTAGCACAAACCAAGGTCAAGTTCGCGTGGTTGGATTAGGACGTGAAGTAGCATACCCAGCTGGCAACACCAATGCTTGGGGCGATGCTTACACAATCGTTCAAGTTCAGATCTGCAACAACCAGTTCGCCGCTCCGTCGACGTCCGTTTAATTAATACGAAAGGAATAAGCAATGGCAACCCCAATGCGTAGTACCGACTTTCGTGCGGTAGTCGAACCGATTATCAACGAAGTCTTTGATGGCGTTTATGAACAACGCTCCGACGAGTGGAAGGGATTTGTTGAACAGATCCAAGGTATTCCACGTAACTACCATGAAGAAGTAATGCTTTATGGTATGAACGCAGCTCCTGCAATGCCTGACGGCACTCCA